CGGTACTGCTGTTTCTACTGTTAAACCATTAACTTTTTCAGAATCATCTACTATACCATTATTTGTAATATCATAAGTAGCTTTAGACATATCACCACCACCAGTTACATCTGCTTGTGTGATTAGTTTATTTACCCCAGTAACAGGGCTAACTGTATCAGCATCTTTCAACACATCAGTATCACTATAAACAGTATCGGTAAATAAAGCTCCTAACGGAACGGCAGTTTCTACTAAAGGGTGAGCAATATTTGATACTTTAGCTGTGTTCAAATCTACTTCATTTTGTATTGCCGTGTCATCATATACAGTATCAGTAAACAATGCGGTTGCAGGAACTGCTGTTAAAACTGTCAAACCATTAACCTTTTCAGCGTTATCTACTATACTATTATTAGTTGTATCATATACTGATTTTAACATATCACCACCGCCTAACGCTCCTAGGTCATCTTGTGTGATAAGTTTGTTTATATCTGTGACTGCTGTTAATGCATCTGCATCTTTTAAAACTGCGCTGTCGTCATAGCCAACTTGTGCAACTTGAACTACAATGCTTGTGCTATTGTCTGCTATTGTTATTAATACATTATCCATAAGTAACGTCTTGAATTATTGATATTGTTCCTTCTATATATGTTTTTACAACACCACTCGAAAAAGTAACTTGTATGTCATAGTAGTAAATACTTACTTCCAAATCAACTAAAAAGGAATCAATACTAAATATTCCTAAAGCAGCATTTGAAACTGTGATACCGCTTAAATTAGTTATCTCTTTAGCTACTGGATGTTTTTTTGATGTTGGTCTAAACTGACATTTTAAACTTGCCCCGACTAAAGATATAGGCGTCAAGTCTTCAAGTTGTAGCGTAAATTGTAAACCGTCAAAAGTATCTCCTTTATATTGATTCGGTATGTTATAAACTGCTGGTATCATATATTTTTATTTAGTTGTAAATTTCATAAAATCTTGTATGTCTAAAGCAAAGGCTTCAATTAAATCTTCTGGTAAATCTTTAAAAGCCGCTTCAAATGGTTTGCTAAAAAAGTGAGTAGGCTTAATACCTTTTCTCTTTTTAGCTAAGGCAATAGCAACTCCAATAGTTTTAAAACCACCCTTAGCAAATTGACCGCCTGCACTTCTAAACCTTATATTTCTAAACTTTGCCCACTTTGCGAATGTTCCTGTTGCCAATTCAAACCCTAATAAATTACTACTTTGCTTATATGAATATGGCGTGTTGTATTTTCTCTCCGTTCCACTTACCCCTTTATCTTGAAAGTCAGCATAATCCTCCATTAACATTTTTAAACTAAAACTTTGACGGTGAACTTTTAAATCATAACCTAAACTATCATATAAATTCTTTGTTACATTCTTTTTCTGACGTGTCAAATTAGCTCTTGACCTGCTAACAACTCGCTTTGCAAATGTATCTAAATGCTGTTTAACGTTACTTAACATATCGTGCTATCTGTTACAATGTCCACATCAAAGGTTACTGTCCAACCAGCTAATAACATTTCCATTTGCCCTGTAAATGGTTGCATTGAAGGTGTGCCAAGTAATTGATATAGCTCATCTCTTAAATCGCCCCTTTTTAACCTATCCATTAACCTTGCAATAACCGCTAATTGAGTGTTCAAAACATCCTGTTCGTTATCATTACCTAAGAATGTATCGGTCACATCTTCTTTACTCATATCCACAATATCAGCGCAAGATAATTCAACCGTAAAAGTCCAAGTTGAGCCGTTAAATATTCCATTCGTTATAACAAAATTAGCCAATGGAAAAATAGACTGTTTATTTAAATCTACTTTCGATCCGTTACCGTAAATAATTGTCTTACAAAAAGCATCTTCAAGTAAGCTTTCTTTTATTTTCTGAGTTAAATTATAAAAACCACGCATTATTTAAATTGTTTTTTTATTTGTTGGTTATCAAATGTTGCTTTATCCATTTCAAAAGCTAATTTCATTAAGCACGTATGTAAGGATAGTTTTGTAATCTCGTCAAATCTTCTAACGTCTCCCTGAGAGAGGTTGTCAAGTTCCGAATAGCTGCCCCATTTTCTGCCGAAATTAATCCTGTCTTGGTTTGTTTCTCCATTTCCTTCTCCAAATAACTCGGGATATAGTTCAGTAATTCGTTTGTTAAATTCCAAAAAAAAAGCATCGAACCCATTACAATTCCCAAAGGCATCTGTTTCATAAACTCGCTATATTTTGAAGTGCCGTCATATTCTTCTATTAAATACTTCTTACCTTGTTGTTGTTTAATTGGTCTATACAAAACTGCCATTGCTTTGTTCATGCTTTGCCAGTCATTCACATACGTTGTAATGTCCTTATTCTCACCGTATGATATTACATCCAAGTTAGGAATGAAACCAAACTCAACACCGTTTAAAACAAACCTTAATTGATGTTCTTGTTTAACGTCAAACAGTCCGTTAATAGTTGCAACGTACTCATCAAATTTTGATGCGTTGATTTTATTAATAGCTTCTAAATTGATATTTAAAAAGCAACTTAAAAGGTCTTCATTCGTTGGTTGTTCAATTGATAAAAACCTTTGATATTGTTCTAATGTAATATCGTTTAGAGACTCTGGAATATTTATTTGTACTTTCATTATCTATTAAACAAGTTTAGTTTGTAATTGTATAAAGTGTTTTAGTAAATGTAATAATTTCCCTCGTCGGGATTTTCAAGATGATGTTCAATATTATACCTTGACCCATCGATTCCGTGATTAAAATCATCTATATATAAATTAGTTCCTTTGTCTGCATAACTATAATTTGCAAACTCTTTACCTAAATCTTTAGAATCAGGATCGACAATAATTTCGTAATCTAACATCATTGTTATACCAGTCTCGATCTTTCCTTTTTTATGTTGCAATACATTGCATCCACGATGTTGTAAGTCAGCAACTAGTCTAGGATCAACCTCTGATATAATTAATTTGTCTCCAACCTTTGCTTTTATTAGATCCGCTAAATCGTTTGTCTTTAATCCTGTCCTGTAAATATGTGACTTTAAATATATTTTCTTTTTAGCTTTGTCAATAGCAACCTCAGTTAGTGTATCAGGATCAACACTAAATCCAAAGTCCATACCACAAGATGTTTGTAGTTTGTCCGGGTTAAATTCTCCATACCTCCAATTCTCGAATACAACACCGTCTAAAAATCCAACCAATCCTAACCCATAAACCCTCCACTTATTGCTCCAATATTTTGATTTAATATTACCGTCTTCAAATAATTCTTTTAAAGTTAAGCCTTCCCAAATATGGAATCCTTTTTCCCTATATTTTAGTATTGATTTTATTTCTGATTGCGGTAAGTATTCATTGTCTAAATAAGTTAAAATTAAGAAGTCTGTATCTTTATCCGGTATAATCTCATCGTGAATCCAAAAGTTTTTATCAGGATTAAAATCCGCATAGGTAACCTTTGATCTTGAAGAGAATTGAATAAATGTGTCAAGTGAAATATTACCCTTGTTCACCTCGTTAAAGAATACTACATCCCTTCTAAATCCTTTTCCAACGTCTGCTTTATCCAAACCTATGAACTCAAAATAAGTACCGTTAGGAAGTGTATAAATGCTTTCCGTTTTATTCCAACGGTTTACATCCCACATATCATAAGACCTCAAAATCTTTTGAAAGTCTCGCATTGCAGTTTTTTTAAGTTTGGAAAGTTCTGCTTGTATTATTGTAATCTCACAGTTAGCTTGGTGCATACCGTGATTTTGTAGTAACATTTCAATGCTTATTGTTTTGCCAGCACCTTGTGAACCTTGTATTATTCTAACGGGTTTTTGTAGCTTAGCTATCTTTTGAAGTGCTGTCGTCGGTCGGTACATAAAGTAAGTCGGTTGTAAATATAGCGTTTACTTTAAAACTATTGCCATCATTATCAGCTATTTTTAACAATGATGAATCACCGTATTTTTTAGGGCTTAATTTCCCTAGTAGCCATTTTCTTGAATCAGTCCTTAAACGGTCTCTTTGTATTACATTATAGTTTGTTATTTCAAGACCTTCTGCATTAATCGTTACATCATTCTCAATAGCATCTGATATGTCAATTATCTCATCAGCAATCCTTTCGTGCCTATCCTCGCACGCACATGCGTATTGTTTTACTTTCTCTTGGTCTTCATCTAACCATATAAAAAAAGTCCGTGAACTTGGCATATTTTCATCTAATAAACATTTTCTTAAAGAATATCCTTTACTAGATATGTTTTCACAAATAGTATTAAATATTTTATCAATTTCAGTTTGTTCGTATGCCATACTACATAAACAATAATTTTACTCTTTTGTTAAATACTCATTATAAACCTGTCTTATTTCACTAATGATATTCACTAAGCAACTGGAGCAGGTTGTATCCTTTTGTTTTTTGTTTAAGATACGATTATAGATTTTTATTATTTCG